AGTGGTGTTCTCTACGAAACTCCACAGTTCATGTATATTTTGATTGCTGCTACGATCTTCTCAAAATATCCAAAAGATACTCGTTTGGATTACGTTAAAAAATACTATGACGCAATCTCAAAGCACAAACTCAACATTCCAACTCCCATCATGGCAGGAGTTAGAACACCACTTCGGCAGTATGCAAGCTGTGTTCTGGTTGACGTTGATGACACCCTCGATAGTATCTTTACTAGCGATATGGCTATTGGCAAATATGTCGCTCAGCGTGCAGGAATCGGCATCAACGCAGGCAGAATCCGTGGCATCAACAGTAAGATCAGGGGCGGCGAAGTTCAACACACAGGTGTTGTTCCTTTTCTTAAAAAGTTTGAATCAACTGTCCGGTGTTGTACACAAAATGGAATACGAGGTGGGTCAGCGACTGTCCACTTCCCAATCTGGCACCAAGAAATCGAAGACATCATTGTCCTGAAGAACAACAAGGGCACGGAAGACAATCGCGTAAGAAAACTTGACTACTCAATCCAAATTTCAAAACTTTTTTATGAGCGTTTCATCCAGAATGGAGAAATTAGCTTATTCTCACCGCATGACGTACCAGGTCTGTATGATGCTTTTGGTACTGATGCATTTGACGCTTGCTATGTGGACTATGAATCAGATCAGTCTATTCCAAGAAAAACTGTCAAGGCACAGGATCTTTTCCTTGACCTTCTGAAAGAACGTGCAGAGACTGGTCGTCTCTACATCATGAACATTGACCATTGTAACTCTCACTCGTCCTTCGTAGATAAGGTTGAGATGAGTAATCTGTGTCAAGAGATCACTCTGCCTACTAAACCTTTACAACATATTGATGATGAAACTGGGGAAATTGCTCTGTGTATCCTTAGTGCTATTAACGTTGGTAAAATTAGGGATCTTGAAGATCTTGATGTTCTTTGTGATCTTAGTGTTAGGAGTCTTGATGAACTCATTGACTTTCAGGGATATCCCGTCAGAGCAGCAGAGATTGCCACAAAGGCACGTCGTTCGCTAGGAATTGGTTACATTGGTCTTGCACACTATCTTGCTAAAAATGGAGTCAAATATGATCAACCAGAATCCTGGCAACTTGTTCATGACTTGACTGAGGCATTTCAATATTACCTGATTCAGGCAACAGTCAATGTTGCAAAAGAGAAAGGTGCTTGTGAGTATAGTAGCCGAACAAAATACGGCAATGGAATTTTACCAATCGATACATACAAGAAGGATGTAGATGAGATCGTACCGAATGAGCTTCACTATGATTGGGAGGGTCTTAGGGAACAGGTTCTGGAGTATGGAGTACGGAACTCAACATTGTCCGCACAGATGCCTTCGGAGAGCAGTTCCGTTGTGTCAAATGCCACAAACGGAATCGAACCACCTAGAGGATACTTGTCCATTAAAAAATCGAAGAAAGGACCGCTTAAGCAAATAGTTCCTCAATATGGAACTCTTAAGAACAACTATACGCTCCTCTGGGATATGCCTGGGAATACTGGGTATATTAATATTGTTGCTGTTATGCAGAAGTTCTTTGATCAAGCAATTTCTGGAAACTGGTCCTATAATCCGGAGCATTACGAAAATTCTGAAGTTCCTGTTAGCGTAATGGCACAAGATCTTCTGACTACATATAAGTATGGTTGGAAGACCAGTTACTATCAGAACACATACGACATCAAGACTGATGAAGTAGAAGAATCTACAGAGTCACTTGATACATTAGTTTCACAGTTAGAAAACGCAGAGGAGGAAGAGTGTGAGTCTTGTAAGATTTAAGACAAATAAAGAGGAAAGACCAATGGTCGAATCGATGACCGTTTTCAACTCAGAGGAAGTTGACACTAAAAAACAACCGATGTTCTTCGGTAAACCACTAGGCATTCAGAGATATGATTCTTACAAGTATCCAGTTTTTGATAAACTCACCACACAACAACTAGGTTATTTCTGGAGACCTGAAGAGGTTTCTCTCCAGAAAGACCGTGCAGATTATCAAACTCTCCGCCCAGAACAAAAGCATATTTTTACTTCTAATCTGAAGTATCAGATCATGTTGGATTCTGTTCAGGGTCGTGGTCCTGGTATGGCATTCATTCCATATTGCTCTCTACCCGAACTAGAGGCATGTATGGAGGTCTGGGGATTCATGGAGATGATTCACAGTCGCTCTTACACCCATATTATCAAGAACATCTATCCAGATCCTTCTGATGTGTTTGACCACATTCTGACTGATGATCGTATCGTAGAGCGTGCCATGAGTGTGACTCAGGCATATAATGACTTCATTAATGCTGCTCATCAGTATGACAACTCTATGGAGTGGCAGCACGCTCTGGAACAAGTTCCCTATGCACAAGACGCAAGGTATGAACTCAAGCGCAAACTCTTCAGAGCAGTTGCAAACGTTAATATCCTTGAAGGTATTCGTTTCTATGTTTCCTTTGCTTGCAGTTTTGCATTTGGCGAACTCAAACTCATGGAAGGAAGTGCTAAAATCATTTCCCTGATTGCTCGTGATGAGAATCAACACCTTGCTATCACTCAGAACATTCTGAAAAAATGGGCAGATGGTGATGATCCAGAGATGAAGCAAATCTTCAAAGAAGAGGAACAGTGGTTGATTGATACTTTTGAGAACTGTGTTAATCAAGAAAAACTTTGGGCAGAGTATCTGTTCAAGGATGGATCTATGATTGGTCTGAATGATAAACTGCTTCAGCAGTATGTGGAATGGATTGCCAATCGTAGGATGAAAGCAATCGGACTCAAACCAATCTATGACATACCCGCAAAGAATAATCCACTCCCCTGGACGGAACATTGGATTTCGTCAAAAGGTCTCCAAGTGGCTCCACAAGAGACTGAAGTCGAATCCTACATCGTCGGAGGAATCAAGCAAGATGTCAAAGGAGACACATTCGCAGGATTCTCATTATGATGAATTTGAGGCATTCCGTGAGGATGCCTTGAGAGCATATCGGGAGGCAGCCAAATCGGATGCCTTCCTTTTTGGTGATTATGATGGATACTCTGCATACGCTGAGGATAAATAATCCTCAGAGTGATGAAATGATTTGGTAGATTATGAAAATCCCTGGACATTTGAGGGAGCCCCTTTTTTATCTGAGAATATTGACGATAACTTCGGTTTTGTCTATCTCATTACAAATATCAAAAACGGTCGCCAGTACATCGGAAGAAAATACTTCTGGTCAAATAGAAAGCCTAGAGGTAAATCTAGGAGAGTTAAATCTGAAAGCGACTGGAAAAAATACTACGGCAGTTCTGACGAACTTAACGCAGATCGTAAAGAAATTGGAAACGAATATTTCAAACGAGAAATATTGAGTTTGCACAAGACCAAAGGTCAGGTAAACTATGAAGAGACCAAACAACTTTTTCTGAATAATGTCTTAACCGAAGCACTTGACGACGGCGGACCTCTCTACTATAATAGCAACATACTTGGGAGGTACATGAAGAAAAACTATGGTAACTTTGGAAGACACACTTCGCCTGACTCATGATTGGTCAATAGATCGTATTCATAAACTCTCTGAAAGTTATATTAACTTAAAATCTGATGAGAATGGAAGAATCAAAGAATCAGATTTCTCCAATAGATCTCTAGAATTATTGGATGATGCCTTCTCTATTCAACAAGAATTTGCTGAATGGTTGAACCCGGATGTTAATGATCACGATGTATTCTCTCTGGAATACATTGGAGACGATGACTTTGTGCCTTGACAAACCTAATTTGATACTCTATAATAGGGGGCAGTCAAATGCCCTTTTTTTATGCTCGCTACAATTCTTGCTCTAACGGCAATGGATTATGATCACCTTGCAAGGACAATTCAGGTCGAAGCAGCAAAAGGAACAATGGATGAATACTGTGTTGCAGTATCTGTTCTGAACCGTGTTCGATCTCCTAAGTTTCCTAATACAGTTGCTAATGTTGTGTATGCCTCAGGACAGTATGAGGGTTTCAGTAAATGGAGACCAGTTGCAAATCCTGCTCTGGTAAATAGACTTAGGTCCAAAGAAGGACAGGCTAAACTCCTTGCCGCATACAACATCATCGGAGATCGAACAGACTTTAAGGGTCAAAGTCAACTTAAATATAGGGTTGCCTCAGAAGATCCGATGTGTCATAATAAGGGGAACTTCTACCACTACTACTGGCAGTCATGATCAAACAAATCTTGTCCAAGTTATTCACTCAAAAACCTAAAGACCTTGAGTGTGCCATTGATGAAGATAAAGTTGATTGCGAACATTTAGATGATGACCAGGATAAAGCGTATGTTGGAGTTCCTGCTCCTATCTTGAATCCTGTTGATGAATGGTTTTCTTCTTCATATGGTTGTCCCTCGGCAGTCACTGAAAAACAAAAAGATTATATGGAACAAGAAACTGTGATGAAACAACAAGAACAAAACTCTTCTATTGAACCCGAAAACATTCATCAAGTGATGTATGAGATGGCAACCAAGAGTGGTGCTACAACTGTTCAACTTGATCCCATTGGGGGATCTGAAAACTTTCAAGGCGGTTCAGAAAATGTCCATCGATGATTGGCGCTACAACGAAGAAAAAATTAAGATAAGGCAACAGGCACTTTCCATACTTTTGTCAAGGTTTGGTAGAAGTCTTGATGTGGTGGATAGAAAATCTAAATACACAAACCAATCTATATACGAGTGTGCTCACGATTGGGTTTCACAAGGCAATGTAAATTGTAATGGCATTGTCAAATATTACGAGGCTTACTACCATGCAAAAAGTAATTAATGTATTAGCAGTTCTATCATTTGTAGGAACTGCCGGTATTATTGGTGGAGGAACAGTTGTTTATCTCCGTCGCGATGCCATTGCTGAAAGTGTCAAAGAGCGTGTTGCTAAAGCAGCAACAGAGGCAATCGCCGGAGCACTTCCTGGTATGTTAGATGCTGCCATGCCCGAACTCCCAGGTGCAACTGGTGGTGCTATTCCTGGTGTTCCATCTGCATCTGGTTCTTCTATTCCTTCTTTCTGATATGAAAAAAATTATTATGGGTATGCTGGCAGCAGCATCTATTGCTGCACCAGCACTTGCTGATCCAATTAAAGATGAAGAGTACTTCACTATGCACTCTATGGGATGCATGTTACTCCAAGAATGCACTGATCATGTCAAAGAACTCAAAACAGTTTCTGATCTCAACAAGGATGATTACCTGGTTGATATTGATTACGATATTATTGCTGATGAGTTTGACTCTCTCATCCGATCACTTAATGCAGTCGGAGCTAAAGTTTTTCTAGCAGACTCACGATACTTCCCAGTTGGACACCGTGGTGTATATCACACTGTGAGTAACAACTTCTTTCTGAATGTTGCTCATATGAAGCGTCCTCATACTGTGATGTCGGTGATGCGTCATGAAGGATGGCACGCTGCTCAGGATTGTATGGCAGGGACAATCAAGAACAACTTCATTGCTATTATTATGAATGAGGAAGATGTTCCTAGCATGTATCAGGCAATCGCAAAGAGTGCCTATGCAACACAACCACATGCTATTCCCTGGGAGAAAGAAGCATATTGGGCAGGTCACACTGAAGGTATGACCGCAGCAGCACTTGAGTCTTGTGCTGCTGGGACTATGTGGACTGATTATGATCCTACACCTATGACTCGCGAGTGGTTAGTTGACAAAGGATTTATTGCTAAATAAAGCTGCCTTTGCTTATGACCAATGCCAGAAGTTCGTAGCGATGTAAAAGAAGTAAAAGAAGAACCTATTGAAGAAAAGAAAAAAGGTTTTTTTGGTAGGATGAAAGATGCTGCTGCTGACAATGAAAGTCAGTTAGAGGCAATCAGCACAATGGTTCGTCTTGGTATCCTTGTCTGGTCTGGTGGTATTCTTACTCTGGCATATATTAAACTTCCACCTGCTCTTGGAATCCCTGAACAGAAACTCGATCCGACTTTCATAGCCTCCGTGTTCACTGGGGTTTTAGCTACGTTCGGGGTTCAGACGGCAAAGAAATCTAATGATGGCACGATGAAGATGCAACAGCAACAAGCTGCTGCATCCGCTGGTGGCGGTGGAATTACCAAGGCAGATCTTGAGAGATTGATTGCTGCAGCAGCACAAACAGCACCTGCACAAACAATTCGTATTGAGCAAGCACCTATTCAAATTACAACTCAGACACCTCCAAAGTCTGATGAAACTTACAAGATGTAATCATGTATAATCAACGATCACCATTTAAGTGGGCGGCATTGACGGTGGGAACACTGTTCGGTGTCGCTCATATTGGTATTTTGGGACACCTAATTAATCATAGAAAACTCCCTGTGATTAATCCTCCAGTAGGACCATATACTTCATATAAAATAAATGCTGGAGAGCAAGGATATACGGTCGAATATAGTGCTAATGATCCCAAGGTAATGGGTGTTCGTAGAAGCATTGAGAAAGAAAATGGTTTCTTTGGTATAGGTGGCAGGTCTGATGTAATAACCGAAGAAGAATATACTATGGATGGAGGAAGACACCTTCAGGGTGGTGAATTGGGAAAGTTGACTGCCCAAAACGTAGAATGCATCAAAGCGGAGGGCGCTGGAGAATCAACAGGAAGAATGGTAGGTGCTAGTGTTGGCGCAGCTGCTGCTCCATGGTTTACTGGTATTCCTTACGTTGGTTGGTTAATGTCTGGATGGGCAGTGATGTTGGGGCAGGACACTGGTGCGGAAGTAGGTGCTGAAATCGCCACAATAGCAATGGATTGCGAAGAGGATTGATATAGATAGAATATAAAACGCAATAAGTGCAATGATTCACATAGCACATTGGGTGGGCAGGAACATTAATATGCTCCTGCCTTTTAGTGTTCTTATGCTCGGTCCATTTGCCTTCTATTGTCAAGACTCTCTAGCACACCCTGAACATTATAAAGAACATTGAATTTAGTATTAAGACCTCTTGAGGATGTCAATGATATAACCTGGAGTATCGTCTGGATACTAATTATTCTTCTCGCAGGTGTTATATATTGCATATATATTGTGATGAGTATGGCATTTCGGGAGTTAGAAGATGGGAGCAATGACACCACCAAGTCGGAAGAGTTGTTACAACTTCCGGGTGATAAAGATTAATAGAGTAGTTGACGGAGATACGATAGATGTTACCATTGATCTCGGATTCGATCTTTTCAAAAAAGAGCGAGTCAGAGTGGCGGGAGTCGATACGCCAGAAAAAAGAACAAGAGACCTTGAAGAAAAGGCACTCGGTATTGATGCCACGAATTGGCTCAAAGCGGCACTGGATGGTGCCATTGCTGGGGATGATGATCTTATCATTCGCACTGAGCTTGTTGGTGGTATGGGTAAGTATGGTAGATTACTCGGATGGTTATACATCGGAGATTCCGATCTATCACTTAACGAACAAATGATTACCGAGGGTTATGCCTGGGAATATGACGGAGGAACTAAGCAAAAGAACTTTGAGGAACTTCGTGAAATTCGTAGAGCACATGGAACTTTGGTGGATTAATGAGTGGACTTACCTGATCTGGACAACATTTTTGATGATGAGGACTGGTATTGTGAATTTCAGATGGGCATAGATGAAGTTCGTGCGATGTATGAAATCATATCTTATGCTCTAGAAACATGGCCAGGATCTCCTAGGCGTCCTGTGGAAGAGCAAGAATATTTGTCATACATGAAAAAGAAATTATTTGCAATGATTTCTGATTATAATTTCTACATCAGTTAAAAATGCCGATTCCTGACGTTAATATTAGAAACGTGGAAGTTCGTGACGTAAGAATCCCCAGTTGGATGACAAATCAACCACGTATTCCAGGTGCTCCTCCAGTAACAGTGGAGGTTGGAGTTCCTGTTATTGACATTCCTGGGTGCGTAGAGGCACATATTGAAAACAAGAAAGGAACAAATGATGAGTTAGTTGATGATGACCCAAAGGGTGCTAGAGTTTTTTGTGATGGTAATATGCCATCATACAATCCGATGGATTATAATCCAGACGAATTGGATATAACTCAACCACCACCAAAACCTCCTGTTGTAAAACCACCAGAAGTTCCTACACCAGAGATTCCAAAGGATGCTGTTCCCAAGGCAGAAGTAAAAGAAGAAGTAGAGTGTCCTCCACCTAATGCACCACGCATTGGTGATGTAGCACAGAACCAGAAAGAAAGAGTATCTGGTTATGAACTACAGAATGGTATCTGTGTGACTCTTTACGAAGATATCCCTTTGACTGCACAGTATCTACCCGCACCACAGGTTGCTGCGACTACTGCTACTATTGCCGTAGTTGCTACCAGTTCTGCTCTGCTGGCAAAACCACTGGCAGACTTATTACTTAAAGTATTCAAACCTGTAATCAAAAAAGTGATTACAAAGATCTCAAAGATCAGGGGGAAGAAGGTAAAGATTGAGTCCTTAAGGGAGCGCCGAGATCTTCAGCGCGAACGCTCACGGGCGATTCGGACTTTGCGGAGGATGAAGGACGGGAAATAGAATGATGGTGAGGTGCGATAGCATTCTTATTCTCTACTATGACATCAGCACATATTGCAGCATACTTACTTCTAGGATGAAAGCGAATTCCTTCCTTTAACAATTGTCCACAATTCTTGAGTCTGGCTATCTCAAAATCGAGCCTCTTATTGGCAGTAAGTTGTTGTTGTAGTGCAATCTGAGTTGCTGCTGCTTCTTTACATTGGTCTTGTAGTTTTTTATCTAATGGTGTGCTCCATGTCATAGAGAAACCAGCAGATAGGTTGGTATTATTTTTTTGTCCTGTTCTTGTCGGAACATGATAGAGAATCGAGCCAGGATTATCGGGGGCTCCATCTCCCGTAGCATTTCCATTGGCATCAAAAGCACCTGTCAGGTCACGCATATCATATACTGGATCATTATAAAATGGTTCA